AGCCAGCCTAACGAAATCAATTAGGTACCCCCTGAGAATAAACAAGCCGGTCCTCATGTCGAGGGCCGGTTTTTCTTTTGGCGTTCTTACGCACTCGACAAATGAGAAAAAGGAAAACTCCATGCCAATGATTAAGCGCGAAGGTCCTGCCTTCATCCGAGAGGAAACGGTTGAGGTGACCACGAAGAAAATCCGTCAAGGTGTGTCTCGCTTCGGTGAGATGTATGTGCGTTGTTATGGTCGTACCGGTACTTTGGTCCGCCTTGGTTTCACCGTATCGCCCCTTGGACACCCTCCTGTTGCTTTTGGTCTCGACCCGAAAGCTCTCCGGTCACTGGCTGAAACCTTTAACGGTCTGGCCGATGCTATCGAAGGGGCCGACAATGGCGACTTTTGATATCGAACTCAGCACCCCGCAGCATCGCACAACTTGGTTGCGTGAAGCGGTGGCCGAAGCACTTTTCAATGGCGCTTTTGGTAACGACCACGAGATCGTCTGTGACACCCCGAATGAAGCCATTGCTCTTATCCGCGAGCTGGCCGCTGTCGATGGTTTCGACCTGATCGACCCGGCATCCGTCACCATCACGGTTCGCTCAACGAACACCACGAAGAACCTTGACGTGGCCCTTTGTGAAATGGGTCGTCAAATGGATTTCGTGACCGGCAAGCTCCACAAAGTCCTGCTGGATTACCGCAATAAGCGTCCGCAAGGGGGTCTCAATGTCGCGGCTTGATCGGGACCTCATGAACACCCTTCCGGTGAAGGCTGCTGCGGTATCTTCAATGACCGTGATTGATAGCCTTCAGGACATGACGCCGCACGAACAAATGGTCGGCATCACGTCTACCTTCCTGCTGGCCTGTGAGCATCACAAGGTCAATCCCCAGGACGCATTTACCTGCGTCGATAACATCATGAACCATGCAGAAGGCCGTCGTGCCGAGTTCATGGCGGTTCGCAAATACATGGAGAATGAGTGGTGAGTAAACTCGAAGCTTTCTGCGGAAAGCACAACATCCGCGCTGATGTCGTAGCAATTGCTGTCGGTATCATCCTGATCCTGTTCGGGGTCATCTTCGCCAACTGGCCGTCCACCGCGCAGGCTCGTGTTTCGTACATTCCGATGACCACGAGAGTTACACCTTCGTATTCCTATTCCCGACCGTCTTACCGGGCCACGCCAAGCGTACCCAAGGTCAGCTCCTCAAAGGGGACAGCACCGAAGGTCAGTACACCGCAGCCGGTCACGAAGCCCGCTGCCCCCGTACCCACTCCGGTTGCTTCTTCTCCATCTCCGATTTGGTACATGGTGCCTTTCATGTGGATGGGGCTGGTTGACAACGACGGGCCAGACGAGGAGGGCGACGAATGAAACGGTTTATCCCCGTTTACGACCGGGTGAACACCAAGCGTCTCCTCGGTCACATGGATGTATCCGAATTCAACCGGCCACGTAACCACTATACCGTTCACTATTTGGTGCAAGACGAGCCGCGCTACCGCGAGCCGTGGTCTCCATTCACCGCAAACGCCCGCCAAGTTCAGCTCCACGTTGAACATGTACCGAGTGCGGACGGATGGGATGTGGAAACCATCTTCCTTACCGATGCGTCTCTTGAAGACCTGATGAAACTCCGTCAGTTCCGATTGAGCATGGAACGTAAGGGGCAGGAAATCTATCAGGAGGTTAAGACCGCTTACGAAAAGGTGGAACGCCTTTATAAAGAACGGCCTGATTTGTTCCGTGTAGACCCTGCCTTATACCACCCCCGGTTCCCCATAGCTTACCACCTGTAACCACAAGCCACACAAAGACAGCCGTAGGACCGACAACAGGTAATCGGCTGTCTTTAACTCTCCACATATGCAAAGGAATTACATGGCCCTTAAAACTGAATACAGCCCGAAAGGTAAATTCGTTTACCCGAAGTTTCTTGTAGCCGACACGAAGTTTGATGCTGAAGGCATCTATTCCGTAAAGCTGATCCTTGATGCGGAAGCCGCTGGTTCGTTTATCGAGAAGATCGACGCAGCCATTGAGGCATCCTATCAGGACGCGCTGGAAAAAGCTGAAACCCCGGCCAAGAAAAAGAAGGTCAAGAAAGCAGACGCGCCTTACAGCGAAGTTCTGGACGACGACGGTAACGAAACCGGCGAGATCGCGATTAACTTCAAGCTGAAAGCGAAAGGCAAGAACTCGAAGACCGGCGAGACTTGGGATAACTCGGTCAAGATTTATGACGCACGTGGTCGTGTCATCGCTGGTGCAAAACGCAAAGCCCTGAAGATCGGCTCCGGCACGGTCGGGAAGATCGCCTTCCAGATGAACCCGTTCTTCACCGCACAGGTTGGTGCTGGTGTCAGCCTGCGTCTCCTCGGCGCTCAGATTATCGAGCTGGTCGAATTTGGTGGCGGTGATCTGGCGTTCGGTGCTGAAGAAGGCGGCTTCGACGCTGACGATATGGAAGATGGCTTCGGTGACGAAAGCGGCGAAGACCAGTCCGACGATGGCGATGATGCGGGTGACGATGAAGAAGACTTCTAATACCAAGAAGTCTGCCTCCACGCCGCAACAGGTCGGCCTCAAGTACGGCTTCCGGTCGGGACTGGAAGATACAGTAGCAAAGCAGATTGAACGGGCAGGGCTGAAAGTCCGCTATGAGACGGACGTTATCCGATACGTAAGACCCGCATTCGACGCCAAGTACACCCCCGACTTCATCCTTGAAAATGGAATTATCATCGAGACCAAGGGACGGTTCGTAACCGAAGACCGCCAGAAGCACTTGCTGATCAAAACGCAGCATCCCCTTCTGGATATCCGGTTCGTGTTCTCCAATCCGAACTCCCGTATCTCGAAGCAGAGCAAAACGACTTACGCAATGTGGTGCGACAAGCACGGCTTCAAGTATGCCAAGGGAACGATCCCCTCGGTATGGCTTGATGAAGCCCTGTCCGCCGAACGTGGCGATGCGCTCTATAACGTAGGTATCAACCTGAATGCGTAAGGCAACAGACTTCATCATCATTCACTGCGCTGCCACCAAACCCTCTATGGATATCGGCGCAAAAGAGATCGACCGTTGGCACCGTGAGCGTGGCTGGCTAGGCATTGGCTACCATTGGGTCATCCGTCGTGATGGCACAGTGGAACGTGGCCGCGATGTCGATCAGGTAGGCGCTCACGCCAAAGGCTTCAATGACAAGTCCGTAGGTATCTGCCTTGTCGGCGGCATCCACGAGACCCTTATCAAAGATCGCCACCCGAAACCTGAAGCCAACTTCACGCCGGAACAGTGGGAAGCACTGGATGTCCTCGTGGACCAGATGCTTGGAATGTATCCGGGCGCTGAAGTCATCGGACATAACGAGGTGGCTGATAAGGCTTGCCCTGCATTCAATGTGCAGGACTGGCTTGCTGATCGCAAGGTCAGTGAAGGCGAGCGAGACGGGCGGGCCTGCAAGGCTTGTTCACATTGCTCAAACTGCGGGATCGCCAATTAGGTACCCCCTTAGATCAGAGTAGCGGCTGGTCATTTTCATCTCTCCCTGTCAGGGGCGGGCATCTTCGGGTGCTCGCCCTTTTCTTTTTCAGTTTCCAGCGCCGACTTATGCGCAACCAACAGAAGGAAAGGAAACCATGAGTAACACATTTGAAGTAGGCACGGTCGTTAAGGCTTTGTCTTCCGCTGGCCGTGCTGAAGGCCACGTCGGGGTTATCCGTGAGGTCAACGCCCGAGGCTACTTTGTCGAGTTCAACACTGACTTTGACGGTCATACAGGTAATGGCGTAGGTCGCCGTGCAGCCGAGCCGGGTATCATTGAAAAACCTCATGGCTGGTATCTCAGTGGTCATGCCCTTGTTGCTGTCCAAAGCGAAGAAGCAAAGGAAGCAGGCATCATCGGTATCCCCGATATCCCCATGCATCTTCTGTCACCGCAGGAACAGACCATCTTCAAACACATTGTCAGCGCCGGTCACATCACCGCCCTTGATGCGATGGTCAACTACGGGATCACCAGTGCCGCCCTGTCACGCCGCATTTGCGACATGGAAGATATGGGCGTCCGCTTCGAGCGTGAACGTCGTCAGCATCCGGTGAACAAGAAGCGTTACACCCGGTACAAGTTCTCGGACAGCTACAAATAACTCCGGCCTCCAATAACGCAATCAAGGAACTCTCCGAATGATCTTCAAGAAAAACCTCGACTCCATCCTGTCCAACTTCCGCAAGACCCTCGACCAGCTCGAAGCCCACATGGAAACGACCGCCGATAAAATCCGGGCGAACCGCCAGATCATCAAGTCGATCCGTGAAGAAAACTCGGCGCTGGCCGATGAAAACAATCGCGCTTTCAAAGCTGCGAACAACCTGAAGACGTTCCTAGGCGAAGGTGCCTAAGACATTTTCGACGCTATCGGTAACCTGATTGCCGAGGGAGACCTTGTAGCCTGTAAACCTGATGGCATTTGTGAGCCAAGGGTAGGGCGCATCCTCTCCCTCAAGCAGTCTGATCAAGACCTTTCGGTGACTATCGAAATCATCACCAAGGGCATCATCGCTGAAATCACCAAGCACCCGCGTTTCACCCTGAAGGTGAGCCGGGTGTTTTAATTTGAAAGGGACTTCATGGGTCTTTTGCTTGTTCTTCTGACCGTACTGTTCGTCGGTCTTAAACTGTGCGCCGTGATCGCTTGGTCGTGGCTTTGGGTGCTCGCGCCTCTTTGGCTTGGCTTCCTGTGGGGCGTGATATGGGTCATCGTCATTGTCGTTGGTGCTCTTGCCCTAGCCTCTAAGAGCCGTTCTGCTTGGTGCTGATTTGACAGACCGCGACGATGACAGCGAGTTCCTTGAAAAGGGACCCTGTGAGGAATGCGGTTCAAGCGATGCCTGCGCTTTGTATTCAGACGGGCATCGCCACTGCTTTTCCTGCCACCACTACTACCCGCCTGAAGGCGAGGAACTCCCACAACGAAAGAAACCCCGCGTGTCCGCAGACCTCCTAAAGGTCGAGCCAATCGACCGCGTGATCCGGGAGATAACCCCGGATACCTTCAAGAAGTTCGGATATGGTGAAGCCGCCATGTCAGGTCAGCGTGTTCATGTTGCATCCTACCGCGATGAAAGCGGTGCTGTGATTGCGCAACACGTCCGAACCAAAACCAAAGATTTCCCGTGGATCGGGGACAAGAAAAAGACGCAGCTATTCGGTCAGCACCTTTGGCGTGACGGCGGTAAGATGCTCACGATCACCGAAGGTGAACTTGATGCTATGTCCATGTCGCAGATATGGGGCAACAAGTATCCCGTAGTCAGCATCAAGTCTGGCGCTCAGGCTGCAAAGAAAGATATTGCACAGTGGCTCAACTGGATCGAACAGTTTGAGACCGTCGTGTTCCTCTTTGATATGGACGATCCGGGACAGGAAGCCGCACGTGAATGCGCCCTGATGCTCACCCCCGGAAAAGCCAAGATCGCCTCGTTGCCACTCAAAGACGCAAACGAGATGCTCAAAGAGCGCCGTGGTAAGGAGCTAATCGACGCTGTATGGGGTGCTAAGGTTTACCGCCCTGAAGGTATCGTAACGCTTTCAGACATCAAAGGTGAGGCCCTGAAGCCTATTCAGGTTGGTCTCCCTTGGGTACTCCCGACGCTCACCAAGCTTACACATGGTCGGCGCTATGGTGAAATCTATGGCCTTGGTGCAGGGACGGGGGTAGGTAAGACCGATCTCCTGACACAGCAAGTTGACTTCGACATCACCGAGTTAAACCAGAAGGTCGGCCTATTCTTCCTTGAGCAACAGCCGGTTGAAACTGCCAAGCGCGTAGCTGGTAAGAATGCCGGTCGCCGCTTCCATATCCCGGACGCAGGCTGGACCGAGCAAGAACTTATCGACACCATCGAGAAACTCGAAGTCACCGGCAATCTCTATATGTTCGACCACTTCGGGACAGCCGATTGGGAGATCATCGAGAAGCGCATACGCTACCTGTATCATAGCGAAGGTGTCCGCATCTTCTATCTGGACCACCTGACGGCGCTTGCTGCTGCCGAGGAGGACGAGAAGAAGGGCCTTGAGCGGATCACTGCTGACATGGGTGGTCTGGTCAAAGAGCTGGACATCATGATCATCCTCGTTTCCCACCTTGCGACACCTGACGGTAAACCTCACGAGGAAGGTGGCCGCGTCATGATCCGGCACTTTAAGGGATCACGCGCTATCGGCTTCTGGTGTCACTATATGTTCGGCCTTGAGCGCAACCAGCAGGCCGAAGACGAAGAAGAACGCCAGACGACAACCTTCCGCGTTCTCAAGGATCGTTACACCGGCCAAGCAACAGGCCAAGTTTTCTATCTCGGGTACGACCCTGAAGAAGGGCGATTATTCGAGAAACCCGGAATGTTCGACGACGAAACCGGCGAGAGCTTTTAGCTCTTACATTCCACTAGTGCAATCCAGTTTTGACTTCCTCCCTCAACTTGCGGGGTCGCCTTCGGGTGGCCCCGTTCTTTTTCTGTCACTCCAGCGAGAGGACGCTTTTATGATTTTCAAAGCACCAAAGCTTACAGGTTATCGGACCACCCATCTGCCGTTGCCTACTGTTGAACAGCTCCAGTCAGGACCTTGCGGTATTCACCGGGGCACCTATGAGGATGTTCTGGAACACTTCCCGGAACTGGCAGCGGTTATTCGCAGCTCTCCTATCCCGGTACTTGGGGCCTACGAGTTCGATGTCAAAATCCACATGCTGTTCAAGGGAATGTATCCGTGCATCCCTAACTGGCATTGCGACAACGTACCGCGTGGCTCAGACGGTAAGCTGGATTATTCCAAAGTCGATCCCAAAGCCGCCCCGATGTTTCTTTGGGTGAGCGGAAAGCCAACCACCGAGTTCATGGGGCAGGGCTTCCAGTTCGAGTATGCACCGAAAGATCACGGTGACCTCGACCGTCACATGAAGAAGGACCCGCTGAAGGATCACAACTTCA